CAGCCAGTTTGTCTTACAGTCATGAAACATTTGGCAACTGATGTGTGTTATCCAGTTGTAGCTTATAACGGAGATTTGGTAGAACTTTTGGGATCAAATCCATCTGGGCAAAATTTAACAGTTTACATTAATTCAATCGTGAATTCGTTATTGTTCAGAGCAGGATATTTTACCATGTGTGGTTTGCATGCTGCACCGTTCAGGACGCGCGTTTCTCTCATTACGTATGGGGACGACGCTAAGAGTTCGGTGCACGATGATGTTCGATACAATTTTGACCACATTAAATTTGCCAAATTTCTGGATGGAGTCGGGATGAAGTTTACTATGCCTGACAAAAATTCAGAAGCCACAGCATTTATGACCGATGAAGATGCTGATTTGCTTAAACGGAAGAATGTGTATATGCCCGAATTGGGCCATTACGTTGGTGCATTAGATGAGGATTCTATTTTTAAGTCTCTTCATTCAACAATGCAGTCCAAATATCTCACTCCCAAGGAACAAGCGATTCAGAATATCGACACCGCAATTTCCGATTGGTTCTATCATGGTCGGGAAGTGTATGAGATGCGTTTACGTCAAATGCGTTTGGTCGCTAAAATGTGTGGTATACATCTGTTATGCAACAATTTGGACAAGTCTTTCGATTATTGGGTCGTTAGATGGCGGAACAAGTATTTGAAGGAAGACACAGAGCTCCCTCCCCCTGACCAGGATTGGGACGAGGCTATATGTTAGGTCACTGGTGATGTGCGCCTCACCTCCGTAAAGGGAAACATGACGCATTATGTATATATGGTTACCGCATTAGATGTCGTAGCATTGCATTTCTATATTTCTATGTTGGCTTTGTACATATTGAGCACAACCCCCGTGTTGTACCCCTATTTAGGGGAGCCATTCGCTCTTGGCAAAAGCATGCACGTTTTATGTAAATTGAGTGTCTTACATGTTATACGTATTTATTCACTTACTTCAAATAATTTAAATATAAAAATAAATGACAAGGATTCCCACGAGACAACGGAACAGGTTACTAAATTTCATGATGGTAACCCCTCGTGGGTGTATGAAGTTCCGCAGTCATACGACGTCACTCGTAGTACTATTGATTCGAGTAACGAAAGTATGCAAGATTTCTTTAGCCGTCCCATTAGGGTTGGGACGTTTAATTGGGCCACAGGTGGAGCATTGTTTATTGACTTTGATCCCTGGGCTCTGTTTTGGGAGAACAAGAGAAATCTTAACAAAATAGCGACATATAATTTGTTGCGTTGCCGTTTGCACGTGAACTTTAGAATTAACGGTAATGCCTTTTTGTACGGTCGTTTGATCGCGTCATATATCCCTTTTCAGGGATCCCGTAAGAATGACGACATGACAGTGGATCGTTTCTTTATTAAAGAAGATGTCGTGGCTGCGAGCCAGCGCCCCCACGTATACATAGATCCTACAACAAATTCCGGTGGTGAGATGATTTTACCTTATTTCTACTGGAAAAATTACTGGAACGTTCCGCAGAGAGATTGGCGGGACATGGGAAATGTCATAATACATACCATTAATCCATTGAAACATGCTAATGGAGCAGAAGACACTATTACAGTACAAGTGTATGTCCATGCAACCGATGTTGAATTTGGTATGCCCACCTCGGTAAACCCTGAAGTGATGGTGCCGCAGGCATTCCCAGAATATGAACCTCAATCTGGTAAAAGTACAGGGACAGAGGACGAATATGAACGCAGCGCTGGCGTTATATCCGCACCTTTGACAACTGTCGCTAAGATTGCCGGGATGCTTAAGTCAGCCCCGGTCGTAGGACCTTATGCCAAAGCCACACAGATAGCGGCATCTGGTATGGCAAATGTGGCAAAAATATTTGGATATTCCCGCCCCATTCAAGTGGAGGGATCTACGTTTCAGAAGATCGAATATGCAGGCAATTTAGTAAACCACAACGTGGTGGATACTGCAGTAAAATTGTCAGCTGATGTGAAACAAGAGACCACCATTGATAGCAGAATAGCAGGGTTGGATGGTACAGACGAGATGGTGATTACTGATTTGGCAATGCGGGAGTCATTCGTGACGACGTTCGATTGGGCTACCACAGCCGCACCGGACGATTGTTTATTCGTTATGAATTGTACTCCTGCAATGTATTCCATTTTAGAGTCCACACCTCGTGAGTACCATTTCACACCCAGCTGTTTTGTGTCACAATTGTTTGGGTATTGGCATGGTACTATGAATATTCGACTGCAATTCGTGTGCAGTAAGTACCATAAAGGTCGAGTCAAGGTAGTATACGATCCAAATTTTGTAGATTTTCTTAAGATTGAAAATGAGGATAACGTAAACTATTCCCAAGTTATTGATTTGGCTGAAACACGTGATATTACGATACGAGTGCCGTGGGGACAAAATCGTCACTGGTTGGACGTTACCAATGTGTCTACAGTTTTATCAAATTTGCAGTATAGCACTACTGGTGGGACCGTCGCTCCCCCAGGTGCTTTATCTACGCATACTGTGAATGGACAAATAGGAATATTCGTTATTAACGAGTTGACTACTCCTAATTCCACTATAAACAATGACATCGAGGTTAACGTTTTTACCAGTATGTGTGACGATTTTTGTGTTTCCAATCCAACTGGCAAACATGTGTCGAAACTCAC